CAAGCCATGCTACTCGGACACATACTGAAAGTTGGAATGCCTTCACATACACTTTCAGTTAAAGCATTACTGTTGAAACCTACTACTGCCCAAGCATTTTTAAAATCTGCATAAAGTTGATCACCGCCAGATAGCATTCCTTCTCTTGATTTGTTCTCACTAATAATGACATCTTTTAAATTACATTTTTTTATAATCTCAAGTTGCCAAAGTCTTCTACTAGGGTGAGGACGTACAACAATTTTTCTATCTGTATATTTTCTTATTTCGTTAACAGTAAATGTAATAAAATTTTCGTATGATCCGTGTATAGAAATTAAATTTTTTAAACTTGTGTCTCCTGGCCTTTGAAGCACTAATAACACATAGTCGCCTTTTGTTTTCCAATCTTTTATATCAATACGCTGTGTCTTTTGAATTTGTTTCCATCTATCAGGAGGACAATTTTTATTATTATAATTGCCTTCATCTCTAAAATAACTGAACCAACTATATCTATGATATGCCATAGGATTTGGTGGCGGTGGCATATTGCGTCTGAACACTGCTGACTCAACACATATCCATGGCTTGCCACTATCAGCAACGTAGTTATAGATGTGTCCTATCTTCTTTTCTTTTTTACATTCTTTGATATTTGCTTGTACATATACATCTGCATTTACATTTTTTATTTCTGCAAAGGGAACAACTTTAAATGTATCTGGCAGTGGATGATATGTCCACATAAGTTCTTTAATTGCTACTACATTCATTTTGTAAACACCAAACCTCTATTTCTAACAAAGGCTTTTTTGCCTTTCTTACCTAAGTTCATTGTGCTATGTTGTCTAAGTTGGTGTGTCATTTCTGCATTGTGTTTTAGACCATTTGTTGCAAATGTTTGTATCCAGTAATCTTCATCTTTCAAGTTAACGTGATGATGTCCTTCCCAACCTGGTGGTGCATAAGTTATAACAACTGTATTACAAGATTGAAAACAAGGCATATAGTTTGGTATATATTTTTCTTCTACGTGTTCTACAAATTCAACACTCCAACCTAAGTCGTATTCAAAGTCTGGTATTAGTGGTGCTTTGCTAAAATCATGTAAAGTATAATCTGTTTCATTTGGTCTCTTTAGTGTATGGTCACCATCTATGCCTTTTACAAGTAAACCTTTAGACTTTGCTAGTTCAACCATACCACCTGGTCCACAACCTATATCAAGGAAAGATTTAGCATTAAAGGTTTTTATTAACCAATCCAATGCTCCATTGTCCAAGTGTGTCTTGTTCTGGTGTCCGCCAAGGTGTGGTTCAAGCATTATATTTCTACCTTATGACGTTTTAAAAACTTACCCATCTTTGCTTTTTTGTTATGCCCTTTCATGTGTACCATTTTAGGTCTAAGAATAGAACTATTAAAAGGATGTTTGTTAGTTGTAGCACCCTTGTTTAAATCAAAGAATAAATTTTTGTTTTTGTTTTGTAATCTTAATGTTGTGAAGATAAAACTGTCATGTGTTTCACGCAGTTCTTTTAATTTTAATGTTGTGTACATTTCTTCAAAGTCTTTTAAAAATTGTTTTACTTGTACGTTGTCTAGGTCATACATCATAAAACCGCATTCATCATAGACACTTGGTCTTCCTAAATAACTTATTCCGTGTCCATCAGGTTGCAAACTATTTAAAAAATTATGGTCCATTGGACTATGTATCATGGCGTCAGCATCTAACCAAACAAGTTTGCCTGTGCCTTCTGCCATTCTAAAAATAGGAAATGTTTTATGTGCAAACTTTGTGGCTTGCCATTTAAACTTAAACTTTTCTTTTGCCATTATGTCACCATTTAAAAATGGATCCTTTTCACCGACATTTAAAAAGTCTACTAGTTTAGGACACGACTCATAGATACTATACCATATAACTCTTGGTGAAAGTTTACCATTATGATACCATGTATCTACTTCTAGGTCTTCTGAAAAAATGTGTATCTTTACATCTTCGGGCAGATGTTTATCCCACGTTTTTATGTTTTCGCGAGATCCTAATTCCCAATATTTTTTATTTAAACTTGTGACAAAATTATACTGAGGCATCTTCCATACCAGCCACTCTGAGTTTGACAATGTTTGTTAGTTGCCATTGTTTTTGGTCAAGTCCTTTTAAGACACCTAACCATTTGTTTCTCATAAGTGCAAATTCATTAATTATTTTTTCATAATCAACTACGTCTGGTTCGCCATCAACATATTTTTCAACGTCTCTGCTTGAAAGTGCTCTTTGATAATTTTCTAGATATTTTTTAAAGTAAGAACTACGTAAACGTCTCAATTCAATATTCATGTAGTTTAATATTGCTTCAAGTTCTTGTAATTGATTAAATCTTTGTTCAACAATACCAGGCATATTCGCAGATGCTTTTTCTACATTACCTTTTATGCTAACCTCTCGCTTTGCTTCGGCTAGTTCATTTTCGTAATATACAAGAGCATCTGGAATACTACTGATATCTTTTGATATTTTGCTATACCACATTACCATTCTTCATCTTCTGAGTCATCGAAACCATCTTCATCCAGGTCCAAATAATAACTTATGGCCGCATCTAAATGATCACAACTTCCCATTGAATCTCTAAATGTCTCATCACTGACACCCATATCTGCACAGGCGTCTACGTATTTTTCAGCAACCATTTCAATTTGCTTTTTATCTACGTATTCCTTGAACAAATTCCAAATGTCAATAACATGACTTGATTCCGCTTCAATCACTATTGTTACTCCTCAACTGTTTCATCAACGACTTCTGCAGGTTTCTCATCTACCATATTTGCAAAGTCATTCATAATTATGTCTAACTTTTCGCCTGTCCAGTCTTTTCGATAATCTAAATGTTCTTTGCCTGTTGAATCAACGTATTTAAGTCTATTGCCTTGTTGAGTAAGTAGTCCTTTTTTCTCAAATAAGTCTACAAGTCCACTGTAAGGGTCCATACCTGTTTCATATGGAATCTTAACCTGTACACTTTCAAACGGTTTAGCATATCTTGTTTTCATAACCTTACAAGCGGCTCTGATACCTCTTACGTCAGTTACTTTTTTACCGTCTTCGTCTTCTTTGAGTTTTAATTTTTTCATTGCAACAACAATACTACTTGCATAGATAAATCCTTGTCCACCTGATATCTTATCATCTGGATCAAACATATCTTGCGAAGCATACGTATGGTTAGTTGCTACAAGTCCTACATTGTGACTACCAAACATATTCACACAGTTTCTTACAAGTGCCGTTAGTGCCTTAGGCTTTCTACCCATATCACCTTTTAAGTCACCCTTACCAAACTGATCAACGTCTGTTGGAGTCAATAACATACCAAGTGAATCAATCACAAACAATACTTTTGGACGTTCTTCTTCTGGCATATCTCTATAATCACCCATAAACGTCGATACTGTTTTTGCAACATCATCAATCATTGACATATTAAGTTTTAATAATTTTTCTTCTGATGTGTCTACATCAAGTGCATGAAGCCATGTTTCGTCAAGTGCGTTCTCACTATCAACAAGTACAACAAATATGCCTTGTTGTTGTGCCGCCTTAACAATGTTTCCTGCACAAAAATAAGATTTACCTGAACCAGATTCACCTGCAAAGACTGTTACTTTGCCCAGTGGCACTCCTCTATGGAAGTCACCTGATACAAGATAGTTGAGTGCATAGTTACCTGTTGAAACCCAATCAGTCGGATCATGAAATCCTGCACTCATACCTGTAATGGATTTTGTTAAGTTTTTACGAAACTTACTAACGTCAAATGCCTTACTAGCCATAACTTCTCCTTCTTAACAAGTGGGAGTAGGCCGAAACCTACTCCCTACAAGTTTATTAGCCTTGTCTTGAACGGATCATTTTTAAAATGTCTTCCGCCTTATTGTTAGTTGTAGATTCTGCGGTTGCAGTCGCTGGTGCTTCTTCAACCTTTTCAACAACTGGCTCTGGAGCCGGCTGTGCTGGAGTTTCTACACTAGCAGTAGTTGTTGGTGTTTCCGCTTTAGGAGTACTTGGTGCTACCGGATCTCCTGTCTTTGCACTAACACCTGCTGGACGGAAATACTGTCCAAACTTCTCAGTGTCATATGCTTCACCATCAACTGATGCTCTAAACATCTCGCCGATTACCTTGACCTCAACTTCGCTTGGTTGCTTCGGAAGAAAGTCGTTTAGATTAAACAAGCCATGCTTGTCAATCGCCGCCTTCTCTTCTTCAGTAATAGGACGTTCACGTCTTGCCCAACTTGAAGTTGAATAATCTGCATATCCGCCTTTTGAAGTTTTAGTAATTCTGAAATCCACCCCAGAAGTATAATCTGTTGGCAGTTCTTCCATATCTGGATCCATTAATGCACTTTTAATAAGTTGGAAAATCTGTGGTCCAATTATAAAACGTCTAATTGGATTTTCAGGAGTTCCATCTTCCTGTAATGCATTATCAGTTACAAAGCCTTGGAAGATGTAACTTCTTTTCTTCCAATACTTTCTACCTAGATCCTCTAATGATGGATCTTTAAACCAACCTCTTACTTCTGCAAGAATTGGACAAGACTCACCATACATTTCCATACATGGTACTTGTACCTGTACAGGTCTGCTGTCAGTCTCACCTTTAATACCTGCGAAAGGGAGTTTGATCATTAATCTTTCTTTCCAAAAGAAAGTGTTGTTGCTATCGCCATCTGGCAAGAAACGAACCGTTGAAGATTCACCTTCTTTTAAATTCCAGAATGGGTAGATTGCGTTGTCGGATGGTCCTCTGTTAGAACCTGTTGACCTTGTTTCTTGGTCTTTTAGTTTTGCACGAATTTCTGCTAATGTAGCCATAATATTTGCCTCCTATAAATTTTAGCCTTCGCTAGTGCCTAATCATGTAGCACAGTTTTATATACTACACTCTACTATTTATAAAGTCAACAGTAAATATGCCAAAAACATGGTATATTATGATTCTACTGGTCCAAAATTAAAAGCAATGGTAGTTCGCACTGCTTCTTTCGGACTCGGTAGCACACTGTGGTTGACATATGACGGAAACAAAAGTAAGCAACCTTTACGTGGTTTGAATCCTAGTTCCGTACTGTTATACTTTGTTTGTTGTGTTGGATGAACATATTCCATAATTGCATTAGGATTATAAAATACTGTTTGTCCAGCATTCTCACTTGCTCTTACCCAATATATTCCGCTCACTCCATCAGTACCGTGATTATGTCTAGCATGATAGTCACCTAGTTTTGAATAATCTTGAAACCAATAAGTAAAATCACTTTCAGATGCTTTGGTTCCTGTTTGTTCTTTATAAGCATATAAACTTTGCACAAAAAATTTGTACAAAGGTTCAAAATCCTTTTTTATATCAAACAGTTTATCTTTTTCGTGAAAGTCGCTATTTTGGTCTTTGTGTCTTGCTAGATTATCAATACGTGATACAACTGCTGACTCAATATCATCAGCAATTTTACTATCTAAGTCTGCTACTAGTACTGGAGTAGGAAATAAATCATTTAATCGCATTGCATATATGTTTATTTAAAAACTTATACACCTGCTAATTTCTTGATTCTCTCCATTTCGTGATCTTGTCCTGACACTATCTCTGACATAATTACAGCCGCTGGTTTAATTGCTTTGTCGCCATATTTTTTCTCAACTGCTGTAAGTACTGCTGTTTCACCTTTTGGAAAACAGTTAGTAGTGTAGTCATACAAACTTTTTACAAATTCATCCAAATCAATCTCAGGCTCTGGTTCGCCTTCGCTATCTTCTTTTTTCTTTTCTAACTCTGCTTTACGTTTCATTAACTCTTTTTTGAGTTCTGGATCTTTTGCAGTGTTTGGATCATTTTGAATATCTTGTAACGCTTTTTTCTTCGCTTCATAATCGCCTTCATCTGATCTTTCGTCTTCCATTTCATCTGCAATCTTGTTTAACCAAGTTGGTTCTTCTGGTCGTCTATCTCCATCTGACACATCAGCATATCCAATTCCGTCTGCTTCTTTACGCAACATTGCAATTATTTCTGCTTTTGATTTTCCTGCGTATTGACCTTTTGGATCTTTGATGTCACTCATTACTGCATCTTTGAACTCTTCGAAGTCATGCAATTCACCAAATCTTTCACTGTCTAAGTCTGCCTGTGTCATTGGATTTTCATTTGCAAGTTCTTCTGCTGTAAAAAAGTCTTCTACATTCAAACCAACTTTTGTGATCGCTTGTTCTAATGTATGTTCTTGTCCATCTGAAGTTTTAAATTTAGTTCCTGGTTTTGCACCTTTGGCTTTTAATTCACGTACCTTTTGTGCAAACTCGTTACCTTCTGTAGCATCTTGTTCTGCTTCATCATGTTTAGGATTGATGTTGTTGATAGCATCAGCAAAATCACCTTCTGGATTTAAACCTGTGCTATCTTCTTCAACACTGTAACCATCTGCATCAAGAGCCTTAATTACTTCATCTTTAGGACTCATAGTGTGGATTGTTACTCTACCTTGTGCCATTTCGTTTGGTTCACAAGTTGCTTTTATTCCTGCTCTGTCAAGTACCATTTCCATTTCCTTACAGTCTTTTTCGGAAATGCCTCTGTCTTCATCATAGTCAGCATCTAGATATAAGTCGTGTGCAAAAGGTTCGTTACCACCTTCGTATCCACTTGCTTCTTTTTCACCATCTGCTTTTTTAACAAGTTCCATTTGATGCTTTTGTAATTCTTCCATGCTATCAAACTCGCCTGTAAGTTCACCATGTTGATAAGACTTAAACTTGCCACCAATCTTACTTGCCGCAAGTCCGTACTTGTTCATGCCCATGCTAGATACTTCATCTAAATCTTCTGGACCTAATTCTTTAACTTTGTTTGCTTCACTTACTAATTTGTAAATGTAAGGG